GCACCCAAAGCACATATTCTACCACTAAACTATGGTCCCATTGAGTTACTCGTTTATCGGGTGAATGTTTCGATCATCCGACCCCAAGGTTATGAGCCTTGTGCGCTTCCTCTGCGCCAACCCGATATCGTTACTGACACCATAAAAAATGAATTTTTGCTGTAAGGTGTCATCAGGAACCCATACAAAATAATCTTTTAAACTATTCTTCCTTTTCATATAATAATATATTGTTGTCTTTAAGTTATTATTTAAATATATATTATAACATATAAAATTGAATTACTTTTAATATAAATTATTATATTAAATAAAATCAAAATGGATATTGAAAAAATATTAATAATAAGTTTCAGTTGTTTTATGTCATCTATTCTATTTTGTATATTTGTAAAATATTGTAAAGAAAAAGTAAGAGAGACACGTGAAAAAATTAATTTAAAAAAATTTAGCAAGAGAATAAAACGACAAACTATTATTAAACCTATATTTTCTATTCATTTTGTCTTCAGAATTATGGGGTTCCTCCATATTTGGATATATATTGTCAAAACTTATATTTATATCTTGTTTCATATTATACTTTCATATAATTAATTAATGCGTTTAAAATGGCCTAAAAAGGTGTATATAGTGTATATATTAAAATGGATATACACGTTTCTGAAAATAATTTAGGAGAGATTAATAATTCATCTGAAACTCCAAATAATGAAATTACTAATTCTGATGATAATTTAGCGGAAATGAACCCTTATGCTAATAATTCCGAGGGTATACACGATGAAATTTCACATGATAATATAACTGTTAAAATTGAAGATAATATTAGACCTGAAATGAATGGTTCTAATGTTGATAAAACTAAAATTAATATACTAAAAGCAATATATTATGCTGCTTATCAAAAACAACTTAAACAAAAACAAATAATTAATCATCGAAGAAATGATATTATGAGAAGTGTTGCAAAACAACAATATTCACCAAATAAAAAATCTAATGTTAAACGATTAATCACCACTAATCCTAATGGCAAAAGAATTCATCGTCAAGTTAATGCTTCATATATTAATGATAAAATAGACATTGAAAAACATCGTCGCGACATGGTCAGATGCAAAACTAATTATACTCCAGCAAAATCAAACAATATTAAAACCGCTCATTCATATGGAAATCATATAAGAGACAAGACACCAGTCAATGATACGTCTTCTGTTTTACCTGATCAAATAAGTCATGAACAAATTAATGCAAATTTAGTAGTCAGTGGACTGTTTCCTATCACTCCAGTTCCAGGCAATTATTATTTTGGCAGAGAGAATGTGCAACCCATTGCTGAAAAACCTAAAGAAGTCAATTTGGCTGAAATTGTTACTGGTATATTACAAGATGTATTAACTGGAAAAATTACAAATATTGATAATGCAATTGGTAAATTGAGAACTAACTATGAAGAGAAAAATATGTTTACAAATATTAAAAAGAGAGATATTATACTATTAAATTTTGAAGATGATACTATGAGACCTGTTCTTAAAATCGAAGAAAAATATACTGATATTATTAAAAATTGGTATAATGATTGTGATTTAATACTTGATATTGAAGATACACATGTTTCTATTCCTGAAAATATCACATTACAAGATGTTAGTGGAGTTTTATTTCAAGATATTAATTATAAATATAAGGATGAATATTTGAATAATTATATGCCATTAGTTATTAATAATATTATATCTAAAAGAAGTATTAAAGAATTAGAGAGAAAGTATTTTGTTAAACCTAGTAAAGAAGCAACTATTATGGGTAATAAAATAAAAATTAGTAATTTTATGGATTTAAAAAATATAGATGATATTAATGGTATAAAAAGTGATGAAAAATTAAAAGAACTTGGTGTGGAAATACCTAATAATATAGAACCTAATCCATTAAAAGATGAAAATTTAGCAACTACATCATCATGTAAAAATTTTTTACCAATTCCTGGTTCTACAAATAGAATTGATCCTGAAATTCTTAATAAAAAATATACACTTATTAATCCACATGTCAAAACCGAAGATTTAATTGAAATTGAACCATATAATAGTCAAAATGGGTTTGATATTATGATAACAGATAAAGAAGGAAAGGATATTCCTGGATGCTATAATAATAAATATGATTGTTTAGATATTAAATTTGCAGATAATTCTCAAGAATATGATATTTCTCCAGAAGATGATAAGAAAACTAAAACAGAAACTATTTATGTTTTAATTAATGATAAATTTTTACAAACATTAACCATTAAAAATCCCGACCAAGCTATTGCATATATACTTAAAAATCACCCTGAGTTTGGTTTTGTTAAATTATTTAACTTTTCAACAGGAAATAATGATATTATTAATTTTATCGAGAGAGAATTTAATAAGGCAATATTTAATGATATTGAAGAGGTTAATAAAAAGATACTTGTTACATCTCAATATATTGACTTTGCAAATAAACAAAATGACTCTAATATTTTAGCCTCAAGTGAAGAAAATCAAGTAAAGAAATTTTTAAATTCTAAATACACTATTAATGATGATGTTAACAATAAAATGAAAGCATCTACACTATATGACATTATAATCAACTCAAAAGCTGTTAAAATTGAAAATGATAAGGTTGCAGGTTTCCGAACTAGACTTTCAAAATATCTCAAAGATTTAGGATTACAAAAGAAGAGATATAATGACGGATTTTATTATTATGGAATTGTTGACAAAGCACCTATATTTAATGAATATGGTGGAATAAAAAAATTAAATATTACATATGATGAAATAATTAAAAAGAGGGAAGAAGAGTCTAAAACATATGTATGTAAAAATTAATTTATATTTCAAAAATTATTATTTAGTTTATAACAGATGTAGAAGAAAAAGTTAAAGATAAAAAAGATGATGATGAAGAAAATAATTTAAGAATAGGTGAATTAATTCATGATGAAGATAATGTTTAGAATATATAATGATTTTAAGCGATGGAAAAACATATATAAGTATGTGAATGAAACTGCTAAATAAATCTGAGCTGCACAAATAATTTAATATTAAGTATTGTAAAATAATTAATATTAAAATTAAGGTCTTACCGGGATTCGAACCCAGGTCAGAGGATTCAAAGTCCTCGGTGCTAAACCACTACACTATAAGACCATATAAAAAATCACAACCCCTACTTTTTTTTATAGCTTAAAGCTAACCGACCTATAAAAATAAAACGTTATTTATTCAATTACATATCCTTACTTACACCTTTTTACATTTACTATAAAAGGTGTAAAAGAATATACAAAGACAATGTGTTCTTCAGAACACAAAAATATAAAATAAATTTAGATTTGTGCTGTTAGGATACCAACACGTTTTCAATTAATCAACTACATAATACTGATTAATAATCGTCTTATTTAACTCCTAAAATAATTAAGAGTGTGCACATTTAAATAAGACCACGTGTTTGTTTTTACACCTTTTTACATTTACTATGCTTCGCTGAAACGCCGATTATACTAAACCTAAAAAATTGCGTCCAATCTTACTTGTAGCAAACATACCACAACCTGAAGCAATCTGTAAATAAAATATAGTAGTTTTTTTATTGCAACATAGTAAATATACTGATAAAACAATAAAAAGTAAAGAAAAAAACCAGAATAATTGAGTAAATGTATCCATTATAAAATATGAGTATATAAAATAATTATATAAATCGGCGTTTCAGCGAAGCATAGTAAATGAAAAAAGGTGTAAAATATGCGATATCCTCAGGGTTTTCTTCCCCCTACATAATATATACTAAAATTGTCTTTAAGTAGTTTATATATGAGTATTTATTTTACATAAGTATATTTAAACAATATAAAATTAACTAAACATTTAATTTATGGGTTATATCTATAAGATTACAAATAAACTAACTAAAAAATGTTATATTGGAGAGACGAAAAAATCTAATCCAGAATTAAGATGGAATGAACATAAAAGCAAGATTGAAAAAGGTATTGGCTGTCCTGCTCTACAAGATGCAGTTAAAAAATATGGGATTGCAAATTTTAAATTTGAGATTTTAATTATTTGTTTTGATGAGGATAGATATAAATTTGAAAAAGAATATATTAAAAATTATAACTCAATTTCGCCTAATGGCTATAATTTAACAACTGGTGGAGAAGGTGGCGGGTTTTATGGTAAGAAGCATAGTAATGAAACTATTCAGAAAATAGTAAAAACAACAAAACAAAACTATATTGATAATCCTGAAATGAGAGAAAAAATATCAATTAAAATAAAACAGTTATTAAGTATAGATGAAAATAGAGATAAAATAAAAAATGGAATGAAACAATCAATTGTATTTAATAATTTAAAAAGAAATGAAAATGGTTCAGGTTTTGCTAAAATAAGAGTGAAACAATACACCCTTGATAATATTTTTATTAAGGAGTATAATAGTTTAAGAGAAGCAGGAGCTAATAATAATATATCACATACAAATATTAGTAAATGTATAAATGGTAAATCAAAATCTTGTGGTGGATTTAAATGGAAAAAATCAGAATAATAAAATAAGTAATTAAAATTTAATTATTTTATTAAATGCACAGGGCGGGATTCGAACCCGCGAACCATAAAGGATGTGCTCTTAAGGCACACGAAGTTAACCACTTTTCTACCCGTGCTGTAATTACAGGCTCCATATTTTAAAATTCAATTTAAATTTAGATTGCTGTTTGAAGCCTTACATATCATATAAATAATATGTCTTTAAGTAGTTTTTAATTAAATTTATATTTTGCACGGAAAGGGGTTCGAACCCTTGCATCAATATGATAGTGGGTCTTGAATCCACCGCCTTAGACCACTCGGCCATCCGTGCTGTAATTTACTAGTTCCTTTTTAAAAAATATTTCACAAATTTTGATTGCTGTATGGAACCCCTTACATATTATATAAGTAATATGTCTTTAAGTTATTTTTTAAATCAATTTATTATTAATTCTGTATTTTTATCTGTTTTTTCTGAATTATTAATAAAATTTTGGTGCAATTTTGTTTTAACGTGAGTAGATTTATGAATATAACTATACGTTCCTCCACATATACAATTAATTTTTTGTTTAAGTTTAGTATTATTTTTCTCTCTATATTCTTTATCTTTTTCTGATTTTTGTTCTTTATGACTATCTCTGTATAATTTACTTTTTTGACTGATTATTTCTTTATTTAATAAATAATATTGTTTATTTGTTTCTGATATTATATCTTTATTCTCTATTTTATATTCTTTATTTTTTTCTGCTAGTTGTTCTTTATGAGTATCTCTATATATTTTATTTTGTTCACTTATTTTTTCTTTATTTTCTTCATAATAAAGTTTTTGTTGTGCTAATGTTTTTTCTTTATTTTGTTCGTAATAAATTTTATGTTTTTCAAGTATAGTTTCTTTGTTCTCTTGATAATTTAATGCTTTATTTACTTTTATAGTATCTTTATTAATATTTCTGTATTGTTTAATATATTCTGACATTTGTTCTTTGTGTTCATTTTCCCATTCTTTCTTTGTTCTTGATGGTATAACTTTATTTAATGTGACCTTTAAATTTTCAAGCCAGTATCGTTCCCTTTGGGAGGCTTCAATATAATTATTACATGGAAATTTTTCAATTTCTTCCATTTGCCAATTATCCCAACCACCGTTTTCTCTAATAAAAATATAAACAGGTAATTTATGGTATTTATTATTTTCACTTGTACATGAACTTTTATGCCCATTCTTTCTTAAATTAAAATTTGTCGTATGACCAACATACATATCATTAATATTTTCATCCTTACAATATATTTTATATATAACAGTATTTATGTATTCTTTCATCCCTTTAGGTATTTATATTCTGTTGTATTTAAATAAATTATTTAATTATTTTTTAAAGTATAATTTCTGTTATAATTTTCAGGATAAAGTAAAGTCAATTCTTCGCCTTTTTTAATATTATTTAATGCATATAATGCTCGTTTTTTTAGTAAACAATTAGGTTTTTTTGATTCATTTATATAATTAGTCAAATTTCTACTCTTGTATGGTTCGATTTTTGCAACAATTATTCTGTTTATTCTTTTCATACGATATGTATTGAGAGAATTATGTTTATATTCTCCATATTTTTGTTTAAAATTTTTTAATGTCATTTCCTTACCATAATAGTCAGCAATTTTAGTTCCAGATGGTATATTTACAAAAGCAAACACTCCTAAGCCTTCAATTTTTGACTTCTTAATTGTTACCAAATCATTCTTTATCGAGTTTATTTTTGACATTCTTCTTCTTGTCTTCATTAATATATTATAATACAAAAAAGTATTTTTATTTTATATTATAAAATAAGTAATTAAATTTTATAATATCAATTGAATGCTCATACCGGGAGTTGAACCCGGGATAACTGCTTATAAGACAACTGTGATAACCGTTTCACTATACGAGCTTTATTGCTATCATCTTTGATTTAAATTATTTTAAATAAAATTGCTGTAAGATGACAAAATACGACAACTGCAGGATTTGAACCTACGCGCGAATTTCGCAACAGATTTCAAGTCTGTCTCCTTAACCACTCGGACAAGTTGCCTTTTATACTGATTTCATTTCAAATTTACGCCTTAGATTGTTGTATGAAACCATTACTCCCTACAGTGTATATACACAATTTTTCTTTAAGTTGTTTTAATATATATTATCGACCAATCCAGGACTCGAGCCTGGAACCTCCAGATTTTTGGACAACGATGGCACCCTAATATACCTAAATAAAAAAATATTTGTTAGCATAATAATAATTAAATAGAAATATCTAAGAAAAACTTACCTTACACACTCACTCACCCAGTGGGTTAATTTATATTGTCAATTTGTCTTTAAGTAGTTATATAATATAATATTTTTATAATTATATAATGTTGAGTAACATTCTTATTGCACCCTCTTTAAACTCCTTGTTTGTTACAGGATTTTTAATATTATCTATTTTGATAATTTTCATATCAAACTATAAACAATTTATGCGCTTAGATTATTATCGTAAAATTACTATATTATCTTTAATTACTATTGCTTTTGGAATTCATGGTCTTGTCCATCTTGGAGTTGAGCAAAATTATAGATTTAACCCTTACAAATGGTTTTAACTATCTTCATGATATGCGAAATGCAGTGCCTTAGGCACCTGGACTACCATCTAAAATTTAATCTTATTCTTCACATCTTTTTGCTTCGCTTAAACATTTTTCATATTGTTCATCAAGTAAAATTCTCAACTCTTCAAATTGCAACCACCAATCATCCCATTTCATATATTCTTTCATATCAATTTCTTCATCTTCTTGTGGCTCCTCGAATTCAAAATATTGAACATTAAAATATTCTAACCATCTTAGTAGATGTTTTAAGTAATCTTTTTGATGTAATTTATTTGAATATTGAAATATTTCGGTTCTATCTTCAAAACAAATACCATCTGTCAAATGACTATTAAAACTATTTGATTTCATACATATATCAGCTGAATGAGCATTTGCGAAAATATCTCTCAATGTAAAATATACATTGTCATATAGAGATTTTTTCTTTAATTCATTGTCATTCATCAAGTGAATATATTTAACACTGTCAATAATTCTTCCGAATGTCATGTTATAATATTAATATAAATTCGTAGTTTTATATTGTTTTCTTTTCAATTTTATTAACATCTAAAAGCAAATGCTAGAATACCAACAGCTATTATACCTAACACTAATCCCATATGATAATTATACTGCATCTCTCTATACATTAATAACCAAGCTTTCACTTCTTCTTGATTATTCATATGATTTAACATCCAGTCAGATTTTGGAGATAACATGTAATAGAAATAATTACTAACAAACGCAGTTGCTAAAACTGTGCATACTAAAGAAGTAGTATTCATCTTTGCTCCTTTTATTTTAAGATTGTAAAATATAATCCCGAGAGAAAGAATAACTCCTAATATATAACCTTGATATGATATATAAGTTCTCTCCTTAGTTATTTTTTCATATCTTTTTTGCAAATCACTTGAAAGAGAAGATTTATAATGTTTTACAATTGCACTTTTATCTGTTAAATTGTAAAAATAAATCATTCCAATAATGAAAATTGCTGAAATCATACAACTAATAGCACAAACCATTTATATAATTAACAAATATAAATTACTTAAACGAATTAGAATTATATCTATCATAAATGAGCGCTGATATAATTTTTTGGTCAGGAGCAGGTTTTATTTCATCTTATTTAATATCAAATATAACTTTTTATTATGTTAATTCAAAAATAGAAGCGCCAATTTTCAGTCCATTCACATTTATTGGATTAATTGGTGGATTTATTAGAGGATATACTGGTAAATCTATTTTTGAATTAATAATGGAAAAATAACTCTATTTATTGACTCTATAAGGTGGAAAATATGCAATTTGTTGATTTACCTGATTATTAGATAATTTAGCTTTAAATTGTTTACGACAACTATTACATTGTTTAAATGAACCATCGTTTGCTAAATTCATAGTATTATTTGATGAACAAAATATACAATTTTGAGAGAATCTACTATTTAATCCACCATTCATTATGTAAGGACTAAATGTATTGAATTGATATGCGTCATTTAAAGGAGTTTCTTGAAAATTGCTGTTACTAAACATATTCGTATTACTCATAATAATAATAAAAGAAATTATTATTATTATATAATATAAATGAATAAGTTTGATATTTATATAATTTTAATTATTATCATTAAAGTAACTTTTGTAATTTTAGCTCTATCTTTAGCTTATATGAAGCATAAAAAAACTAGTGATAAAAAAACAGTTGAAAAAATAGAATTTTGGAAAGATAGAATTGAATTCATTTTTATTTCGATGATGGCAACATTATTAATTTATTTATTTTATCCAAGAGCAAATAGAATTAATCTTATTACATCAGAAACTAAAATATTATTATTTTTATTTGGTTTTATTTTGTTATTCACTGCAAAATGGGATATATTCTTTAAAGAATCGCCGATTATGAAAACTATTCAATCTTCTATTGGTAATGTTGGTTCAACCTAAATTTTCTATTTTTAAATTCATATCTTTATTTTATCATTAGTAATATTATCTTTATTTTCATCAATCAACATAACAGCCATTGCAGCGTAATTATGTAAGTCGATTAATGTATCTCTTAAACTTTCGGTATTTACTAAATTAACACCTTTGTTTGAAACTGAAATAAGTCGTTGAATTTTATCACCCATTCTCACAATAACTCCCACTGTTCCATAATTTGCAAATGCATCTCCATAATCTGCATTTTTTTTACTAAAAAGTTCAAGAGCTTCATCATGAACTTTTACCATTTGGTTAATTCTTGTTTCAGACATTATATAGATGTTGATTCATTTGTTTTTAAATATTTATATAACTTATTTAAAAACATTATAATTAATTAAAGACGTTGCTTATGACATTATTTAAATAACAACATTGTGGGTATTAGTTTCATCATATAATTTAAGTTTAGACCGCTATCGTTATAATTTTTTTGCTGAAAGCAAGTATTTTAAATTTTCAAATTTGTTTCAAGAAACAACTAAATTAGTGGCAATGGGTTATTCAGCATTTGTAATTGCAAAGTGCTTTCGCAGTTAATTTACATTCGTTTTCTTTGGGCTAAATAACCAGCAGAAGAACGTCCTATCATTCCAACATCAGTATGTGGTTTATAAATAAATGTACCCTTACTCACATTATAACATAATTTTATACCATTATACATTTTATTATATGGGAGTAAAGTAGTATCAAACATAGTTTTAAAATTAGTTGCTTTATTCAATCTATTTGAAGGATAAGGTGTAGTATATGTTGTAGAAAGTTGCATTGGAGTTGACATTTATATTATACAATTATATTAAAAATTTAAAAATATAATAATGGAACCAATACCATTATTGACATATACAGTAACTAGTTTTTTTGGAACAGATATGGGAAATTATATTAGATTCCGTTCTGATTTTGAAGAAATAAAATTACGTTTAGATAAAATATCTAGCTATAAAACTTAATGTTTTCCACAAGAACCACATCCAGGTCTAACATTATGAATACGAGCTAAAATAGGAGACTTTAAAGAAGAAGGAGCTTTTGGTGCAGCCATTGATGGAGAAGCACCTAAACTAGCAGTATTAAGAATCTGTCTTTGAAGAGGAGGTTGAGGATTACCGTTTGAAATGAACATGTTTATTTTCTGTGGCATATTATAAATAATATAAATATTATAATTATTTTTTTTGTAATTTTAAATTACTAAATTAGTTAAATCTTCCAATGTAAAAGAACACCCAGTCCCAAATTGTTGTGATTCTTCAAGATAAATACCAGATGAAAATGACAGTTTATTTTCAATAATATTGCAGTTACATGGAAAATATACTAAGAGATTATAAACATTAGATTCAGTTTGAATAACTCCATTATCAAATTGTATTGTGTAAACTCCAGAATCAATTGATATAACAATAGCTCTTGTGTAAAAATTATTTCCTGTTTGTTTTGCATAAACATAATTTCCAACACTAAATCCATATTCACTATATGGATACGGTTGCCATAGAGGATTATTATATAATATAATATTTTGTTCTTCATTTTGAACTGGAGTAGTTATAGGACAATCGCAAGAATTAACAATATTAGTTTTCATTGTTTTTCCACCATAAACTGGGAAAGCAGGATTAAAAGGAATTGGTTTTCCAAAATTTTGTGGAACAACACCACGTCTCATAGGTGCTTTACCTTTTAGTCTATTTAAATATCTATCATATGAATTATGTTTTATATCACAACCAGCACCTCCGGGAGTTTGACTACCCGGTTTACTTGATGTAACTGAAGTATGACGTCTATTCATTGATGTTGCATAACCAGTTGGTATAGAAGCACGTTGAACACTAGGAACAGGTCTATCACTCATTTGATTCCAACAAACACCATAAAACCCTTTTTGAGGGTCATTTAAAGGTTGTTTATAAGCTGTGAGAGGTCCTAAATTTGCGGTATATAGAGAACCATAAACTCTAACAGTATCTTGAATAATTTTAAGTTTTTGGTATTGGTCAGCAGGAGTAAAACCACTAACACTTGTTTGAGTTCTATTAGGAAAATTTGGATTACAACTACGATATCTATGATAAAAAGGTTGAACACCTAATTGTTTTGCATATGGAACATTATATACAATTGAAGTTTGCGAATTTTGTTGTAGACTCATTATATATAAAACGTTATAATATTATTTTTATAAAAAAATTGATTTTAAAATAATGATTTTAATTTAAAATAATAAAATAGAATGAATAAGCTGACATCAAATATCCCAAATATGATTAAACAACCTGGTCAATGTTGTGTGCATTGTGGTAAAAGTTATAAAAAGAAAACAAATTTAGAAAAACATGTCATTCTTTGTGAATTATTAAGTAAAACCAAAAAAGGCTTAATTATTGAAGAAGATGATGATATTCCTGGTCAACGTAAAATATATAATATTTTATTAGAGTTCGGTGTTAGATTTAACCAGCTAGAAGAAAAAGTTGATGAACTTAACAAGTGGGTTGTTAAAAAGAAGAAGAAGATAAATGTAGTTGAATGGTTAAATACAAATATTACTCCAGAAATAAAATTCGATAGTTTGATTGAAAAAATTGTAATTAATCAAGATGATATAAAGTATTTATTTGAAAATTCGTTTGCTGATACTCTTAATCAAATATTTTCTAGAAATATCTATAATTTATCAGAAAGCGAATATCCGATATTTGCTTTTGTTCAGAAGTTAAATATATTTTATATTTATGAAGATGAAGATGAAGATGCAGATGCAGGATGGAAAAAATTAAGTAGAGAAAAATTAATAAAGTTTTTAAATCGTGTTCATATGAAATTACATAAATTGTATTGCGAATATAAAAAAGCGAATTCTGAGAAAATCCAAGAAGATGAAAGTTTTTCAATTTTATGTGATAAAACATCATTAAAAATGATGAGTATTGATTTTAGACAAGAAACAATTTTAGGAAAAATAACAACAAATATGTATGGTAGAATGAAAACTGATATGAAAGCATTAGTCGAGTATGAATTTGAGTTTTAAGGTTTATTATTGAGTTGTTTACTATCAACATATTTTTCAGCAAAAAATTTAAATTTATCGTAATATTCATGACAACTTATTTTTCTACTAGAATTTTGTTTTTCATAATTAAATTTATATTTAAGACAATCTATATAGATATTATAAAATAATTCAGCCATTTCTTTATCATTATTAGTATTATTAGTATTATTAGTATTATTAGTATTATTAGTATTATTAGTATTATTAGTATTATTAGTATTATTAGTATTATTAGTATTATTTTTCATATTATATATAGGATTTGCATGATATGTGTTTAAGCTATTTAAGTTAACATTATTACTCTTCAACTGCAACTTTATTTAAATTATCTATATTAGATGTGCCAATAAATGGCATGTTTCCATTATTAAAATATTGATAAATTCCGATACAACATCCAATATGTGAAATGATAATCATAGCTAATAATACTCCATCCATTTTATTTCAATTTATGTGTTATATTTATAATAGAACTACTAATTTATTAGTGCGATGATTATACCATTTATAATAATACGAATCTAATCTATTATGGAAAATTATGTCTCCTTTTTAAACCAGTTTCTTGAATGTTTATTAACCTTCCAACTCAGATTATGAGTTTTTGGAGAGAAGAATGGATACCAATCTATATCCTCTTGTCCTGCCCATTCGCATATTAAATTTACAATATTTACTGGAAGTGATACCATTTTTCATTTTATAAGTTATAAAATAATTTATAAAAACTTTTCAATTTTTATAGATAAATCCTTCTCTAATAAGTTTAAATTTTCTATTTTCATATTTAAATCTCAATAGATATTCATATAATATTTTTGACATTACTGATTCTACTAATACATACTTAAATTGACGCTTGCTTTTATCTATTAAATATTGCAATATACTTCTACAAAAACCTTGTTCTCTATATTCTGGATGAATATAAATACCAAAAAGTGTCAACATATTACGATTATCCTTTAAAAATATTAATTCACCATAATCACAATCGAATTCTACTTTACCTTTTTTATACGATTCATAATTTAATAAATATGTATCGATTATTTCTGTAAATTGTTCCATATGATATATTATGGAATAATTTTAAATAGTTATGTTTTAACTTCTAGTATTTCTTTCTTGGCATTAAATATCCATATTTCATACTGATAACCCAAATCTTTTGCGGCATTTTGTTTAAGGTAAATATTATCTTTTTTATCTTTTCTAGCTGTCCATATAGATTTAACTTCAATACACCGATTTTGACTTGGGATAAAAATATCAACATAATGGCGATGCTTTTTACCTTGTTCATCATCATACCAAATTTTCGGAACATTTTTACAGCCAGTTACTTTATCAAAATTAATTTATCAAAATTAAGTTCACAAATTTCTATTAAGTATTTACCTATAATTCTGGTGTCTCTATTTGTATTTTCATAATTATCTAATAATATTATATTATTTTCACCACAATAATAAATTAAATATTTATAATTATAACTTCCTTTATTCATTATTTATAATTATAAATATTTAATTTATTTTATTTATTTAATTTATTTAATTTATTTTATTAAACAGTTAAAAAACTTGGCTCGCTTGCCAAACCGCAAATTCCAATATCATTTGTGGAAGAAGTTTTTTTTACTCTAAAATAACCATTTTCCCCCCAGGATGAGCTCCAAGAATTTCGGACATTCCAGTAATCCACACCATTATCAGTGCCATAAGAAATTATTTCTACTGCATGGTCTAAATTTGTCCCACATTCAGGAGAATCTAAAATTCCTCCAGAATATGACTGGAAATATCGTGTGTCAGCTTCAATAGCAATTACAACTGGTTGTTTTGCTACGGCAGCCATCAATGAAACTTGGTCTTTTGACACAACATCATAACAACCAGAAAAATGAACTGGTGAAGCAGAACACTTTTGACAAGTTTCAGCTGTTTTAGTAGTTCCAGCCTTATAAGGATAAGAAGATTCTGTACATTGTCCGTTATTAATCATATACTTAAAAGCAGAATCAGGTTGGCCGCCATTACAACCCATATTAAAATATCCAGCACCACTAGCACAATCTACCAAAAATTCTTCAGATAAATCAAATAATTCACCAGTGGCAATAGCCCAAACAGATTCAGCATTAGCAGTTGTAGCAAATGCCCAACAAGAACCACATTGTCCTTGATCTCTTACTGGGTTCACAGCTCCCTTTTGACGCCAATCAATAGAAGAAGGAGCTCCTGATGCAGATGAAGAAAATGTCTTGCAACCATAAGAACCTACCTCAGTCTTTAAACCACCAACATATTGGTCCTTAAATTCTTGAGGATTTAAATCTGTAAATTGATTAATACCCATAGTGAAGTTTTGAGTGTAGTCTAAGTTGTGAAGGATAATATTGCGAAGATTGGTGCGGAAAATTTGGAAACGAGTTTCCATTTCTTGTATATCTTCGTATCTTTTGCTAAATCTATCTTGAAAATTTGTAAATTGCTTCCATTCATCTCCTTCATTTAAGAAGGTAGTAAGCTCCCTCTTTCTAAGGTTAAAATCGGCTGAAAAAACTGATAAAAAAGAACAAACTGATGAAAAAGAACAAGCTAGTAAGAATAGTTTAAACATCTTATACACTTATAAAAGAAAAATTTTTTATTATGTTTTTATTTATATTTAATTAAGTTTTTATATATTCGATTTCAATTCATCTAACCGAAATAATTTTTTAAATTGCTCTTCTCCTTTTTGAGCCAAGTATTGCATATTTCTCATTGTACAACCAAATGAGCAAGCTGAATGTCCAGAATATCCGAGTTCTTCCATTTTTCTAGAAATCTCATATATTCTTGGGTCATTTGAAAACATAAAACTTTCTATTTCCTTAGCCATAAAAATCCAAGTATTTGTTTGTGTAATTGCCTGCCAAGCATTTGTTAGCATTTCACGCATGTTTTCGTCTACAATATATTCAAATTTACCATCGCTCAAATTTATATTTAAATTATTTATTATTTTTAAATCATCTCCTCGCATATCCATAGCATCAATATCTTCTCTTTCCAAACTATCACATTCTTCTAGTTCATTACTTTCATCGCTAATCTCCATAGTTTCTGATGACATATAATCAGAATTACACAACTCCATTGATTCATCAAATAACATATTTACTACTGGTGTAGTAGGATATTCAGTATCATCAGGATGAATAACACTTAAATTGTTTGCAGAATTTATTTTTAAACTGGTAGACATTATTTTGATACAAAAAAGATTAAATTTATTTTTTATCGTCAATTTTTTTTTAAATAAATAAAAAATAAATTGACAATAAATTATCTGACATATTTTCTGCTTTTTCTGCTTTTTCTGCTTTTTCTGCCTTTTCTACTTTTTCTACTTTTTCTACTTTTTCTACTCTTTCTGCTTTTTCTGCTCTTTCTACCACCATATATTTTCTGAGTGACAACATCAACATCATCACTTATTTCATTATCACCCACAACAGTAACATCATCTTCATCATCTTCATCATCTTCACCCTCATATATTTCAGCTCCCCAATCAGCTAATGTTTTTAAAGTTTTGTTACCATTTTTTAATACAACTTTATATTTTTTATACCCTAATTGATTATTAGATAAAATTTCAATAGTATCGCCTACTACTACTTGAGGTTTTTCTAAATAATTTTCAGGACTTTCGTTTTCTCTAATACTCCAGTTAGTCATATAATAATAATAATATTTTTATTTATTGTGCTGAGTTGAAAAATGAGGTAAAAAAATGGAATTAATTGTTTTTTATAATTTATAAATACTTGATTGTAAATTCTTCTGGAGTCATTAAAGGAACACTCAATTTTCTAGCTTCATTTGCTTTTCCGGTATCTTCATCTTTATCTTTAACCAACACTACAAAAGTTTTACTTGATACACTAGAGCCTAATTTTGCACCAACATCTTTAATAGCTTCTTGTAGAGATGTATCTCTAAATCCAGTCATTACAATCGATTTTCCGAATAAAGGATTGGATTGGTTTACCTCCTTCTTTTCAGGAATTCCTTCAGCTAATTTTTTAACAATTCCAGCCTCTTTAATAAAATTAATAAATTCAGGTATTCTCTCTACGAATGCTTCAGCTGATTTAGTTGCCATTCCCTTAATTGCAGAAATCTTTGTAATTTTTTGTGCATCAGTTTCCTTAGATAATAAGACTTGTGGATATGACTCCATAATAAGGTGTATTTTTTTCTCACTGAAACCGCGACCAAACATATTAGAAGCCGACATAATTGTTGTCAAAGATGCAGCATCAATTTTTTCTTTAATACCATCATGAAGCTTTGTTGCAGTTTTTTCTTTAAATCCTTCTACTTGTAAGAAATCTCCAATTGTCATCTTTAGAATTTCAGGAACAGAATCATAACCGGTTTCCATAATTCGCTTAACATTTCCTGTGCTTAAACCTTCAACAGCAATTCCTCTAAAGAATCCTGTAATATTTTTCTCTCGAACTGTTTCATCTGATTCTAAATCTTCAAGCATAATATCAACATGAGTATCATTCCATTTAAAAGGAATTGATGGCATTCTCGGTTCTTCAGCTGGAACTACTACCTTACGAATATATGGAATAACATCGCCGCTGCGAATTAACTCGATTATAGCACCAATGCCAATTTTATTATCATTTATAAATGCACCATTAAATCCAGTCGCATAAGTAATCTGAACTCCTCCAAGATTAATTGGCTCAATTTGCACACGAGGCTTTAAATAACCATCTTTACTTGCAGCCCAAATAACATCTACTACTTTTGCTTCAGCAACTTGGTCTGATAAAACCATTTTAAATGCGAAAGCATGTTCTGGATTACCAGATTTTCTTTCATATAATGCATCATTTGCTACAATCACCCCGTCAATTTCATAAGCATAATTGTATCGCCATTCTAGAAGAGAATTTGACAACAAATCGTTAGTGATAGTTGGCTCGATTTTGTATAAAACTGTCTCGACATCAAGTGTCAACAATAATTCCATTTGTTCAGATGGCTTTCTAATTGGCTTCATCAATTCATATGCAACAAAATGCAAATCCTTAATCACTTCATTTATGGTCTTATGATTAACAATTCCAGCTACCATATTTCGTGGATTAGCAAATGTTTCCTTATATTTAGCATCAAATAATGTCTTAGGAATTATGAATTCACCTCGAATAACAATACCCTTAGTTTTTGGTAACCGTAAGAATGGGATAAGATGACTGATATCTTGACCAACTTTTCCATCGCCTCTTGTATAAAGCTTTGGAGATGCACCTTCTGTCGTATAAAGACCACTAACACCATCTAGTTTACAAGATAAAACATAAGGACCCTTATACTTCCCCATCCAATTTGCTAACGCATTTGTGTCAGGTTTAATCTTGTCCATTGAACCCATCGGATATGGTAATTTCACCTTATTTCTCTCGACTGGAGCACCAATCTCATGTAAAACAATGTTGCTTGGATATATGCTCTCCACAAATTCTTTAACAATGTCATATTGATTATCTGTGAAGAATGGCTCTTCATTATAATAAGCACGATTTGCTTCTCTCAAGAGTTGGCTCAATTGTTTCTCATTTAATGACTCTAAAACCGAAATACCATTTTTCTTAAAATCATTTGCAATATTTTTATAAGTTTCGTCTTCCAGCATCATTATTTTTTTAGATGCCACTTTTGCAGGTAAAACGTATTCCTCGCTTTCAGATTCCTCGCTTTCAGATTCCTCGCTTTCAGATTCAGAGTCTGACTCCTCAATTATTAATTTTGGTTTTGAAGCTTTGACGACAATAGCTCTGCCATCTATGCGTTCAATTGGTGATTTATACTCCAATCCTAAGAAATCGAAAATATCCTTTTCAGACTTGAAGGCGTGATTTACTTTTTCTCCCTTCTTTTTTGCATCCATCTTGTAAATACCATGCTCATTCATTGTATATCCTTTTTCTAAGGCAATATGACGCATAACAGTATTGCAAATTTTACTTCCAGTAAAATATAAAATTGCGAATGGAAATTCCTCTGGATTTGTGTATAAGAAATCTACGCGACGAACTGCATCGGATGAAGGAATCTTCGCAACTACAAGACATTTTGTAGGACCTCTGGAGAGAACATACAATATTATATTTTCTTTAATTAAATTATCTAAAAACGTTGTAAATACTTTTGGCGAATTAGATGTAATTATTACATCAATATCTCCGGAATTTTGTGCTCCACGACGATAAGAACCAACAATCTCCATTTTTCCGTCTGCAGAAGGCGACTCTTGGTTTGGAAATGAATTCTCAAAAATAGCCTTATAATCTTCTATTTCTGAACGAGGAATCCTTTTTAAAATATCCTCGTAATACTGCAGACCTACTTTTTGACTGTCATTTAGTAAATGTTTATTTTCTCTGAGCTGAGCAATTGACGTAATACCTTTATCAACTAAATCTTTAGCTTTCTTAGGACCAATTCCATATACTTCAGCCAAAATATTTACAGGATTATTTTTCTCACGCTCTAGAACTTTCAAGGTGCCTGTTTGAACATATTCATTAAGTTTCTCCATAATTGCTTCTCCAATTCCTGGCTTACTTTTTAAATCATTCGGAGATAAAATATCAACTGGATAAGCCATAATAGTTTCTTGAGCTTTTTGATATGCTCGTGCTCTAAATGGTTCGCCTTTCTTTAACATAATATCTGCTAGTTTTTCCATAAGCTCAATAAATTTCTCATTTAAACGACCACTAGGTAATTGTGACATTTGTTTTAATTCTTGAGATATCTTTAAATCTATTTCAGTTTTATCCTTCAATTTTTCGGGTAAAAAAATATCAATTTTTTCTTTTTCTTCTAAAACACCTTTTGGTGTGGATGATTCAACTATTAATAATGGTTTTTTTCTTTGTGTAACCTTCTTTTTTTTATTATTTTTTGTAATACTTTTTCTTCTCCAAAGGGCTCGCCCTGGGCTTTGCTCGGATGAAGAAGTTGTTAAGTTGGACGAACCCTTGGAAGAAGATTCTATTATCAGAAATTTTTTCTTTGTATTACCTTTTTTCCTTTTATTTTTAGACTCTGGCATATAATATCTCGAGAGAAAAAACAAAGTATCTAATTTTATTAGATTAAATTTAATTATTTTTATTTAATAATTATATGTTAATTTTATATATAAGTGTAAATTACTTTTTTATTAATTATTAAATAAAATTGATAATTAAAAATAATATTATATATAATTATACAATTAAAATGAGTAAACAGTCAGTCGGTCTTAAAAGAAATACAATTGATAAATATTATACAAATACTAATGCAGTAGATTATTGCTTCGATTTAATAAAAAATAACATAGATATCCACTATGATAATGATATAATTATTGAACCTAGTGCTGGAGATGGTGCATTCATAACTCAGATTAAAACAACTTCTAAAAATAATTTATTTATAGATTTGGAACCAGAAAATAGCGAAATAACAAAACAAGACTATTTAGATTTGGATATTTCATTTAAATCTAATTATAGAAAGATTCATGTTATAGGCAATCCTCCATTTGGAAGACAATCATCAATGGCGATAAATTTTATTAAAAAATCAGCAGAATTTTGTGATAGTATATCATTTATATTACCAAAAAGCTTTAAAAAAGACAGTTTAAGAGCTCATTTTCCGTTATCATTTCATCTTATTATCGAAACGGAATTACCTGATAATTCCTTCCTAGTTGAAGGAAATGCTCATGATGTTCCATGTGTGTTTCAAATTTGGGAAAAAAAAACAGAGGAAAGAATAAAAAAAGAAAAATTAAAACCAGTTAATTTTAAATTTGTAAATAAATCTGAACCACACGATATTTCATTTAGAAGAGTAGGTGTTTATGCTGGTAAAATAGATACAGAAACCTCCGATAAAAGTATTCAATCACATTATTTTATAAAATTTACAAAAAAAATTAATAAAGAATTATTTAATATCTTAATAAATATTACATTTGATACAAATAATACAGTTGGTCCAAAATCAATTTCAAAACAAGAATTAATGGAAAAATTTAATCCAATTTTACAAAATTAATGTCTAATTCTTGGTCCAGATTCAATCTCTTTTGTTATTGATACGCCGCGAACAATTGGTTCATTTGTTCTAGAAATGACAAATTCTGGATGAAGTTCTAATAATTCATCAAGTTTTGGTATAGAACATTGAACACGCCGCTGATTATGGGAATCAACCTTTGGTGAGATATTAATTTTCATATTAAATTCACTTTGCATTCTAGTTTTACAATTTTTATAATTTTTATTTGTCCCTTCTGGAACAGAACCATGTGGTATATTTTTTATGAAATTTACATAACCCTCTAACATTTTTTTTGGAATAGTGCCAAATAAAATGTCTCTAAGTTTTGTATTATAATCGATTTCCAATATTTCGCTTAATTTTTTTTTATTTTCAACCTGTTTATATCTAAGAAGGATGATTGTATATTTTTTATCAAAATCTCCAGAATAAAATCTTAATATATCTCCACAATCAATATTATTATTAGATGATGTTTTAATTGAAATATTTTCCTCTGAATTAAATTTATTATTTTCACAACAGATATCATATTTTGTTGTATTATTAATACACTCAGGTAAATCAAAACATTTAACTCTAATCTCAGAGTCCCAAAATAATCCATGGGCTTGGCTCTGAGTAAATTTTTTAATATTACTAGATTCTTCCATTTTATTAATACGACTTTAATATTTATGTAAGAATTATTCAATTTTATTTCGAGAGAAAAAAGATATTGACCAATTGGTCTCACTTTTTAATTTTTTAATTAATAGTTTTACAATTACATTTACAAATCAAGTGAAGTTGCTACATTACTAAATTTTTAATTTTTTAATTAATAGTTACACAATTTACATTACTAAAAATCTCTTACCTTTGCTGCTTCGGCCTTGTACATCTGGTCTAAATTTATAAGTGATATTCTCAACTGTCTAACCTCTGCGCGAAGCCACATGTTCTCCTGTTCGACTGTCTGAACATATCTCCAATCGATGCTGACCAAGTTCTCGTCTTCTGCTTCCAATTCGGCCTCTATTTCTGCCATCTGAGCTGTCTCTTCAGAAGCTTCAAAGTCTGCATCATTCGGAATATCAACATGAGATTCCAAGTTTACGTACCATTCTTGAAATTCAGCTACTAATTCACCTACTGACTTAGTTGGCTTAGCAGTGTTATCAGCGACTTGATGAGTATAACTAGGCTTCTTTGGAGCACCAGGACAAGCGACTTCCTTGACAGTCCTCTCAGGTGTCTTTTCGACAGCTTTTACACTGAGGTCAATTCTTGGCTTACGCTCACCCGGGACATGCTTCTTGGCAGTATTTGGCAGCACAATCCAATAATACTCAGAATCGTCGTGATAGAACTTGGTGCTTCCATCATTGGCAATATTATCTTGGATTACACTAGCACCACGATTATCATACCATCTATTGAAATGGATATAGGCAGCATTGAATTGCTTTCCGTCGCGGTCTTGCTTCATAACAAAATCAACACGGTCTACATCACCTACTCCAGCAAAAGCTTCGGAGACATACTTCTGAGTGAAGTTAGGGAACACGTGAGGAACGAACAAACTGACATTCTTAATAGCGGACATTTTAGCTTGGAACTTGAGATTAATAGTTTAATATGCTTTTTATACATTACAAAAAAAGTATTTCAATTTTTTTTTATTTACACTATAAAGGATGTTAACTGAAAATTTATAATACTTAATTTACCTCTGGCTTAAAAAAAAGCACTGAAAAAAAGGCACCAGAATTAAAGCACATTTTTCTAGAAGCCGCTATCAAAAATTAAATTAAATTCAGACTAAGGTTATTTAAGTTAGCTGTATTACCTTCAATTTATTTTTATATAATTTTCACTATATAAAAATCGGCGTTTTAAATGTCCAAAGGTGTAAAATAAAAAATTGAAATATTTTTTTACAATACATTAATACACAACAATCCACTAACAATGCCTTCAAAAGAACAAAATACCATGAAACTAGTAGCAGAAGAAGTTCAGGAGCCAACGAAAGTCGTTTGGAATCCAGAAAAAACGTTCTTAAAGGGTCGCTCATGGGCTCAAATGACAGCAGATGAAGAGGAAGAGGAAGAACAAGAAAGGCTGATAGAAGAACAAGAAAGGCTGATAGAAGAACAAGAAAGGCTGATAGAAGAACAAGAAAGGCTGATAGAAGAGCAGGAAAAAAGAGTCAACAATATTATGGCAGAACGCAGATTTCTCTATAGTATTGGAGAGTACGAGATTGAGGAAGGCGAGCTTTTAGAGTAGATTTATTAATTAACCACATGCAAAAAATAATTAAAAATAAAAGTGAGGAACCCATTCGGGAGCCAATACCTTTTTTACATTATATTTTGATTACTTATAAATTTTCAGTTTATACTAATTATAACCTATATTTAAAAAAATTGAAATACTTTTTGCCTACATTACTAAAAGCATATTAACCATTATCAAGTTTTAACACTAAGTTATCATCAAAGATGTCCGCTCCAATTGATTGCCCAATCTGTATGGATTGCATCGAATCCACTACCAAAAACTGTGTGACAACTGAGTGCGGACATTGCTTCCATGCCAGCTGCCTCATGACCAGTGTTGCTCACAACGGTTTCGGTTGCCCATACTGTCGCACCAAGATGGCTGAAAAGCCTGAGGAAGATGAAGAAACCGTCTGGTCTGATGAAGAGGAAGAAGAAGAAATGTTTGATGAGGATGCTATGCGTGGCTTCAGATTCTTCTGGAATAACATTAATTGTCAGGCTCATGAAACTGAAGATGTTGAGGAAGAGGATGCTGAAGAGGAGACCGAAGAAACCGAAGAGGAAGACGCTAACATTCCTTCAGCGAGTTTTGTAGCTGAAAAGTTGCAACAAAAAGGTGTTTCTTACGAACAACTCGTCAAGATGATTTTGTTGCAGCACGCAGAATATGCTGATGACGAAGTGTCTGAACGTCTTGATGATGAGACATTCGGTAAAATTCGTATCATTGTCTCCAACTATACTCCAGAGCAAGCCGCCCATATTGTTCAACTGGACGAACCAGTTCCTCAGCCAGTCCAGACACCAGTGGTCTTACCACTTGTCGTGCCAGATTTTGCTGAGCCCAAGATGTATTGCAGACCGGGGAAAAACTTTCATATGCACATCTAAGGTAAGTTTAATATAAAAAATATAAAAAATATAAAAAATATAAAAATATAAAAATATAAAAATATAAAAATATAAAAATATAAAAATATAACTCATTTGTAATTATTTGAAATTTAATTAAGTTTTAAAAAGTGAGACTATTTGGTCAATACACTTTTTTCATTTAATTTATAATAAATGAGATATATTTAAATATAAATAATTAAATATTATTACTGAGTTATAACCAAGCAATAAAATGTCGAGTGAATGAACTATATTGTTAAGCACAATGTCAATTTTATTCCTATATTGAAAAACAGGACAAAGAAGACAAACAACGTCTAGTTAGATGGTATGCAAATTAAATAAATAGTTTTGTAGTTAGTAATTTGTAATTAGGAGAATGTCTCTTTTTTATTGTCATATTTTTCCGAAAAATAAAATTGAAATGCTTTAATGTCAAATAAATAAAAGCATAACCATTTACCAAGCACTAATTCAACAATGAGTATTTATTCCAGTATTTATATCCCTCGTATGTCTATTGACCATAATGAGGAATCTATTGCATATTATATATCGCAGTTTCAAATTGGAACTGTTAGCCATATCGATTTTACACCAATCAATAAGCAACCCGGATTCAGCGAAAATGTTGACCAAGTTGCCAAGTCTGCATTTATTCACTTTTCAAATCCTAGGTTCTGTTTCGATAAACTCTACCTCTGTCAAGATGGGACTGATTTGGGATGTTCAAAGTTCTGGAAAACTATCGCATCAGGACAACCTTATAAACTTCAGGTAAGTCGTAATGAATATTGGCTTTGCTTAAAAAATAAGAATCCAATTCAACGCACTATGATGAACATTCATCAAGTTGTCGAAAATGGCCGCTATTTGGAAGGATTGATTGAGGAGCAAAGTAAAAAAATTCAGGAACAAGCAAAGAAAATTGCTGAACTAGAAGATAAATTTATATTATTGGAAAATAATCATGATTATGAGAGAAAAATTTATGGCGAATATGTACGATTGGCAAAAGTTTCTGAACAAATGGAATATGAAATGAATGAATGTTATGAAGATAATGACCATATTGAGAGATATTTAAATTTAAAAAGGGAATGTAGTAATATTAATAATCAAAAAATTAATATTACAAAAATGTATGAGAACAAAAATGGGTTGCCGTGGTCTTATCTATTAAATAAAATTTCAAAAAAAAACGTTTAGAGGAAGAGGAAGAGGTGGTATTATATAAATATTAAATGATAAAAATTTGTAATTGTAAAAAATTTTTTTTATAATTAAAATATATTTTTAATATATTAAAATGACATTTACACCTCAAGTTTTAACACAAACTGATAATAATAATAGCATTAGCAATTCTACCGATGTATCATATAATGGTATATCAACCATAACAAGTGGATACAACACATTGATTTTAACTGTTAATAGCACAACTGATTCATTAGCAGGAGGCATTCAAATACAATTTTCAGATGATAATTTAAATTGGTTAACACCATATACAGATACATATTTTTCAACTAATATTTTCACCAAAAATTATTTAATAATTAAAAAATATTACAGAATTATTTATAATAATTCATCTCCAACTGGAACATTTACAATAACTTCACGTTTAAGCACTGATTTAGATAGTTCAATAACACAAAATACTTCAATATCTGTTTTTGATAACAATATTGAAGGTACTTTAGATGCATTTGCCAGATTAAGAGTTTCTAATCCTATTACTATCTTAGATATTCGTTTTCCTGGACAAAACACTGGCAGCGCTTCATTTCTAAAAAATAATTTACAAATATGTAGTGACGCAAGTGGTTCATATACTGGAACTTATGGAAACTCTAAATTAACAATCGACGCATCCGGAGCTGGATACTATATTAGTCAAAGTAGAAATTATTGTATATATCAACCAGGTAAATCATTATTGATTATGGCAACAGGAATAATAGACCCATCAAATAACAACTACACTACAAGAATAGGATATTTTGATAATGTAATCCCTTTAACAAATCCTTTAATTGTTAGAAATGGTTTATATTTTAAATGTAGTGGAGGAATTATTTCGGTTAATATTAAAAATAATACAACAATAACGATAAATCAATCAGATTGGAATATTGATAAATTAAACGGAACAGGACTTTCTGGTTTAACTTTAGATTTTAGAAAAACACAATTATTTGTAATTGATATGGAATGGTTAGGTGTTGGAAGAATTCGATTTGGATTTTATGCTTATGGTAAAATTCAATATTGTCATCAAGTTACAAATATTAATATTCTAACTGAACCTTATACTAATTCTATTAACTTACCCATTTGTTATTCTATACATAATAGCACAGTTGGAGGTGGTACATCAAATAATTTTAAACAAATTTGCGCAACTGTTATTAGCGAAGGAGGATATACACCATTAGGAAGACCATTCACAATATCAACTGGTTCGCCAACCGGTATTTTAATAGCAGCAAATGTCGAAGTACCTATATTATTTTTAAGAGGAAATGTAGATAATACTAATTATTATCATCAAAATATAATTCCGACAAGCTTATCAATGATATGTTCACAGACAAATAATTTAATTTTATATAAATTGGAATTATTTTTAGCAGGAACATATACAGGTACGGACCCATCATGGAACAATGTAAATAGTAGTTATAGTGTTGCTCAATATGCTGGCAATCTTGCTTCAGGATATGATAATACGAACGCTATTAGATTAGACGAAGGTTATTTTTATGGAAGAGGAACAAATACATTTTCATCATTAGCAGATGTTTTTACAAATCAAGTATTACAAGTAACCTCAAATATTACAAATCAATCAGATATTCTTGTTTTAACTGCCACTTTTGTATCTATTTCAAGTTCATCAAATGTTTTTGCAACACTTTCGTGGCAAGAGTTGTATTAAATAATCAACCATTTATCATTTGTATTTGACATAATTTGAACAGAAGAATAATCAACTACTATTGTTGCTGAAGGTTGACCACCAATAGTATCTGATGGGGTAGGTGTAATTATTAAATTATTATTTGAAAGTTGTCCTGCACTATCCACTATATAATGTACTCTTAGACCACCACTATCTACTAAATTACTTATTAATGGTAAATTTATAGTTAAAGGTCCTGATGTTGTATCTACTTGATAAACATTATAATAATCTGGACTTGATGTTGATGCTGGAATAATAAAACTTATTCCTGTTCCTCCTGTTAATGTAGTAATTGTATAATTTGTATAAAAATTTGGTTGTTGAGGCCCAGTGGGTCCTGTTATTCCTGTATTACCAGTGGGTCCTGTTATTCCTGTATTACCAGTGGGTCCTGTTATTCCTGTATTACCAGTGGGTCCTGTTATTCCTGTATTACCAGTGGGTCCTGTTGGTCCTGTATTACCAGTGGGTCCTGTTGTTCCTGTATTACCAGTGGGTCCTGTTATTCCTGTATTACCAGTGGGTCCTGTTGTTCCTGTATTTCCAGGTATACCTTGTTGTCCGGTTGGTCCTCTAGGTCCGGTTGGTCCTGTATTACCAGTGGGTCCTGTTGTTCCTGTATTACCAGTGGGTCCTGTTGGTCCTGTATTACCAGTGGGTCCTGTTGTTCCTATTGGTCCCGTTGGTCCTGTTCCAATAGGTCCTGTTGGTCCCGTAGCACCCGTAGCGCCTGTATCTGTTGCTGTTCCAGGTATACCTTGTTGTCCGGTTGGTCCGGTTGGTCCTGTAGGTCCAGTAGCACCTTGTAAATTATTATCAAAATATAATGGTTTTGCATATGACATTATATATATTTATTAAATAATTAAATTATTTAACAAATATCTTAAATAAAATTTACTGTATAATAT